TTCGAACCCACATACTTTCCATTACCAGTAGTAATGAAGCCCACACGATGATGGCGCTCTATCCAGTTGAGCTATATTGTTCAGTGTGAAAGGGGTAGGATTCGAACCTACAAGATACCCCACTCAATCAGTCTCACATTCAGGTTGAGACTTCCGTAAGTCAGCTTGGCTGACTAATTCTTTACCTCCGTTAAGGGGCGATATACCCAAACAGGGCATCACCAATCTGTCTTATGTTCACGGTCTCAGTGTCGTTGGCGCGTTCACGAGCTTGTTTAACTGCGTTAAGCACCTTTTCAATCCGTTCAAGCATAGCTTTTTTGTCGGGGGCGCGCATAGCGCCGCTTTGCTTGACCGTAGTCCACGTACCCACCGTGATATCCTCCTGAATAAGCTGGGCTTGTCCAGGGTGTTCAACAGTAGGCTGGATCAGTACCACAGGTTTTGGTACCTTTTTCCCGCGCAGGGTCTGGGTACCTTGGGTCACGTACCAACCGCTGCTGGGATCAGCATTCCACAGCTCGCTAGGATCAAGCACAGGCAAATTGCCAACAAGCGTGTGCAGATCAACCAGTTGCTTTTCCAAGAAAAGCAGGTACGTAGCCGGTACGGCTTGAACCAACGTGCGGCCATCGAGGATAATGTCACCTTTGGCTTCGCAGTTAGTCCAATCCTTGCGGGCCGTAATATCCATTAACTTGGACATTTCACGGCGCACTTGGCTTAAGATGTCAGGTACCGTATTCTGAACCAGCTTTTTCTCAGGCGGCAGCCGGTCGCCCTCATCATCATTGGGCTGGTAGGTCTTTGAAAAGCCATTGAAGGCGTCACCGCGTTGAACTTCCTTATTGATACGGGTAAGCTCGCTGTGAAACCTGGATTTCTCACCTTTTTCAATGGCTAAAATCTCATTGAGTTTAGCCGTCACTGCACTAACCTCTTGTGTTGAGTTTGAAAAGGACTAACGGTGGGATTCAGCCAAGCAATAAGAACCCCACCGTCAGTTTACTAGAACTAGCAGCAGGGGAGGAGGTCCCACTGTTAGTTCTGTATACATGAGCAATACCTGGGTGTGTGTTGCTCACAATTGGCAATATACGGTTAGTTATTAGAAGCTTCAAAAGGTTTTTGCTATTTTGTAAAGAAAAAGTGAACCCGATGGGATTTGAACCCACAACCTGCGCATTACTTTTTTTAATCTCCTTGCTTCAAGTCTATCGCGGCGGGCTTTATCGCATTGTTCACATCTACATTTATGCCTATAATAGGTCCAATAAGTTCCATGAATGATACGTGGTTTGGTTGACCAAGATTTAGTAAGTGACCCTTCTGTTTTAGTCTTTTTTAAATGGCATATTTTGCATAATAAATGGCATTTATCTAATTCTACGACAATCTTTTCCCAAGAATACGACCAAATTTTAGCTAAATTGAACTTTTTACTATTATGATCTATATGATCTATATGAAGATTAATTTGTGATCCGCACACAGCGCATTTACCCCCTAAATAATTTATGATATTATTTCTTTTTTTATGGTACAATTTTAGCATGTAGTCTTTCATGTAGGAATTATATTTAATTCTTTTATTTTCCGGTTTTGGCATCTGGTTCTCAAAATGGTGGACTTGCTGGGATTCGAACCCAGGACCTCTGTATTAAAAGTACAGGACTCTACCACTGAGTTACAAGTCCTTTTAATTTATTTTTATCGAGCTCCGGGTCCATTACACATATTTAGACCGCTTAGGCAAAAAGGTTTCTTCAACCTCTGCCCACGCCACTTTAACGGCTTCAGCCGCTTCAGCGGTTAATTGTATGTACGTTTTATCATCTAAACTATCTAAATCAATCTCACGAAGATTAGACGGAAGTTTATTTACTTCTTTCAGCCATTGAATAGATGCCAGCAAGTCTTCTGTTCCATAATTGAAATGGAATTCGAACTGAGCTTCACGCATTGGGGGTGCTATTTTATTCTTTTTCACCTTAGCTTTGACTATGATGCCATACGGGCGTTTTATCTTATTGATGGACTTTTCGAGAAGTTTCAGGTGTGACAGCCACACAATCTGTGAAGCAAAGAAATCGAGGGCTTTACCACCTGATCGCTTATATTTCTCACCAAATAAAGCACCTATATTCTCACGTACCTGTGAAATGATAAGCAATAAGGTACGGCTTTGTTCGAGTTTACTAGCTGATGTCCGAAGCAATTCACTCATTTTAGCTGCTTTTTTGGTACCGTACGAACCTTCACCTATGTCACGACCAAGTTCGGCTTCATCAGTCAAAGCATCTAGTGAGTCTAGAATGTATAATCCCGGTGTTTTGGATGCTAAACGCTTCCCTATAAATGAACCTAAATCACGGGCAAAATCTTCAACCGTAATGACAGGCTGATTAGGGTCGCCAAATTCAACTTTATCTAAGTCCATGCCTAGTGCTTCTGCATAAGAAGTATCGAAGGCAAATTCAGCCTCTCTATAAAAAGCACGCCCTGTAGGGTACCTTCGGAGGAAATTGACTGCAGTTTCAGTGGCTAAAGATGTTTTTGAAGTTGATTTATCACCAACTATGTTAGCTATACGCCCTAGAACAAACCCACCATTGGGTCCGCCAAGGGCACAATCTAGTGTTGTGCATCCGGTTGAAATGAACTCATAAGCTGTTTTGGCTTTGGAATATACCGTTTCCTCAGTAACAAGTTCTAGTCTAGGTCTGGAACGCTTTGCCATGTTAAACCTCAATAAGGGGGATCAGATGTGAGCAACGCCCGCAATTGAGTACAGGCGGTTATGAGAGCTGTTGATTGTGCAGTTATTATCGAATTTCTTTGATTATTAATAAGTCTATCCAATAATTCTACTGTATCGCGGGCCAATGTTTTTTCGTTTAATTTATTAGTTAAAATATTCAACTCTAGGCTGAGTTTTTCGACTTCCTCTTTCAAGTTCATGATTTGTCCTTTTCACGCACCCATCTATCGTAAGGGATTTCATCATTTAAAAATTCAGACCATGAACGTTTATCATATCGGGCGGGGTCAACCCCCGCCCTTTTTATGATGGTATCCCTTCAGCCACGCCGGCTTGCCAATCGGCTCCGTAATTTAGCTATATTATTTTTGACGGCTGCATCATCATCTTCATCAAATGGGGGGTCTTTTGTTGTGATTTCACCAGTTTCTTCATCCAACTCTTCATTAGGCCCAAGTTCTGGTTCAGCTCTACCTTTAGGTTTTTTAGTTGCAGTTGTTGTGGTCTTAGTCGTTTTGTATGAATCTGCGTCTTCATCGTCATCTTGAGAAGCAGTCTTACCACCTTTATTAGGTTTATCACTTTCCCTGACGTGCCCATCAAAAGCAGCCGCTATGTGATCGTAGTCATAGAAGTTAAGGCATTCAGGTATTGAGTTTTCAGCAATCTGTTCAAGCCACTCTTCAGCTAACCTCTCATTTTCAGACAGCTTTGATGGCTTAAGGATACGCATACGCTCAGCCGGATATTTGGTAGTACGGCCAGTACCTTCTTTATAGAACCTGATATCGTGGCCTTCATCAGGATCATCAACCGGTAAAGCTGCACCGCTCTCATCATCTATTGATAGGCTACAGAAAGCCTTATCAACAGTCCACGGTGCCGGCCAAAGTTGAGGACCCTCATCTTCAGCGGTCCGATCAATAAGAAACATCATGACTCGCTTAGTTGGGCGTAACGAATCAGCTAGTTCTTTGTCACCAGCCCGTTCAGCCTTACGTCGGGCTTCATGAAGCGGATCAGCTTCCTTTCTCATTTCACTTAATGACAGATAGGCTTGGTCATTTATTCCGATGCCATAATTGATATAGGCATCATAGCCATAATGGTCAGCGCCTTCCCAGCCAGGGGGCAGAATACGGATCGTATTCTTGCCCTCCTTGGGTTTAAATATTTTGAGTCCTTCTTTAAAGATGGAATCAAAATCAGATCCACGTTGTGTAGCACGGGTTTTTACAACATTCGGATCACGAGGCTTATACTGAAAACGTCTTGGAGCTTTCATCACTGTCTTCCTGATCTATTTTATGCGGGGAACTGTTGATGGTTTGGAGGAGCGTGTTTCAGCCAACCGCTCACGCATTAGTTTATACTGAGCTTCGCGGGTGGTTGCTGTATCACGTGTAGCATTAATAGCGAAGTAGCCTGATTTATATAAATCAGCTAAGACTTTTAGATTATCGGCTCTAGATGATATAGCTTTTTCAAGGCTTGCCGCTTTAGCGGCTAGCAGCTTAGCCTCGTTGAATTCTTCAAATGCTCTCTTGTGACGTGGATGCAATTGAATAGCTGCTGCTACGACACTTTCTGTAGCTTTTTTCTTAGCTTGCTCTAATTCTTCACGTACAATACTGTCAAGTTCAGCATCAACAGTAGCTAAAACTTCTTTGAGTGTATCGCGTACCGCTATAGCATCAGCCAGTTCATCACCTATAGTCTGAACTAGACCAGGGTTTTCAACAAGTTCTTGGTCTAGAAGGTATTTATCTATGAGTAGTCTTGGGTCTGACATACTAACCCTTCACAGCAGTGAATGATCCGATGACCGTGGCATTCAGGACAGGGTTCAAGTACATCTATATATTCTACAAACTCTTTTACATCGCCGTGTCCACCATATGCTTCTTCTATCAAACATTTTATTACGAGGACCTCACCTTTACCATCACACTTTGGACATAACATGTATATCTCCATTTACGGTGGCGCAGGAAACTTGGTTAATAGTTTCATACCATGTTGGATGAATTCCTCAGGAGCATTTAATTTAGCCGCTATGTCAGCATCGCTCACACCTGATCCCACGAAGCCGGAAAGCTCCTTTAGTTTTCTTTGATTGTTACGCCAAAAAGAGTTGGCTGTCTTAGCAGCGGAACCCTTTACAGCGGATATTGCCAGCCTAGCCCTTGTATCCTCCGCTGGTTGACTCCATCCCATTCGCTGGGCTTGACTTGCTACTGCATCTTTAGTCAGCCCACCCCCCATAGCATCAGCTATTTCTTGATACGATTTCCTCATGTTTAGATGTTTTTGAAGCTCAGCAATTCTTGCCGAACCCCACAGTTTTGTTATACCCAACTGCGGCATACCAAAAGACAATGCATCATTTACAGCCGGTGATGTGAGGACGTTAGCTATAGGATCTTTCCATTCATAGGGGGTGCCTTTGAATAGGCCATGAATACCGCCGCTTGCAAAACGCCCTAACGCATCTAAATAAGGATGACTAGTTCCTCCTGGAGTCATCAACTGTTTGATAACATCTGACCTAGATGGCTCCGGCGTTATATCTGTCGGGGCATCATTGGATGGAATGCCGTTCTGATTTTGTTTGAGAATGTCTGCAACGTATTGGCTATTATCTGGCATTTTCAAATTCCCAAGTTTTTATCTAACCCCATTGCGGCTCCTACGGATAGCAGTAATGGGGCTAATTTATCAGATGTTACATATGGGGTACTAAAGCATTCCATTATAGACATTAGGCGGGCAGCTTCTTCATTTGATTTAGCCCTCATGACAGCTCCTGCTACATAATTTATTATCACGATGCGTATCGTTTCGCCATCAAGACCTTCCATTCCTTTGGAATTTAGTATTGAAATCACGTCTACCCATTTGCCTCGCCGGGTCATAATAAGTTTTGCCAGATCAACGGGTCCTTTAAGTTCAGATGCGGTTCGGAGGAGATCCCTTGCCTCACCTGCATTCTTAGCGTCAGCGCATATTTCAAGGTTAGCCAGAGCCTGACGGGGTGACCCCTTTGAATTTTCAGCTATTAGCTCCAATACTTCAGGTAAGACTTGAAGCTTTTCAGCTTCAGTTACCTTAATAATAAGATCGAATATTGCTACTTCACCTACCGGTTTGAGATTGAATTTTACACACCGTGTATTAAGAGTTTCAGGTATCTTTGATGGTTCGGTTGTGCATAAAAGCCAATAGACATGTTCAGGTGGTTCTTCAGTGCTTTTAAGCAGGGCGTCAAAAGCCTTTTTGCTAAGATTATGAACTTCGTCAATCAGAAATACTTTTATCGGGGATGCCGCCAAAGCTTTGTAGTTGGCTTTAATGGTCAGACCACGGGAATCTTCAGCGCCGGCATTAACCGCAGCATCTACTTCTATAAAATTAGCAAGCGTAAGTGATCCACCTATAAAGTGGGCAGCTAATATACGGGCTATGGTAGTCTTGCCGCACCCTGAAGGTCCGACAAAAAGCCATGTTTTGGGTACGGTACTGCGCCCAAGTATCTTTTTTATGCTGTCAGTGACAGCACGCTGTCCTAAGACATCATCGAGTTTTTGGGGTCGGTATTTGGTTGCTAAAGACATGGACAGTTATACTGGTTATGAAGGGGATTATTTACCTTCTAACTCAAAATACTCCCTGATATGGTCTTTAGCTTCTTCATAAGACCCAGAGCTCATAACCTTTTCTCGAAGGGTTTTGATCTCTTGCTTTGTAGTCCCAAGCTGCCTTAGCAGGTTGCTTGCATTGGCCAGGATGGCAAAGATATTCCCATCCTGGCCTTTGGTGGGGATCACTGTCTTATACTTAGGCATGACGAATTCTGTTCATGATGGCTTTGACAAGATCATCTTTTGTAAGGCCCTCTTTAGCTAACTCAGCCATCACATCAGAATCAAGTTCAATGTCATCAGCCGTGAACGTTTCACCAGTTTCCTCTGCGGCATCTCTGATGTCAGTAACAACATTATTGTCATCAGGGGGGCAGTCGTCATAGACACGCTCTATTGAAGATACTTTCAATTTGGGCATCAGCTACCTCTCACACATCACGGTGACTCCAGAATTTACCAACTTCATCACGGTGATACCAATCCTTACCAACTGAAACTGTGACACTCAGTGGCACATTTATTATAGTACCTAAGTTGGGACTTAGCATTGTTTTATATACGATTTCAATGGTTTGATCTAGATTACGTAGAGGCACGATGAATGTAATGTCATCGTGAATATTTAAACGTGGGTGTAGGTACCATTTACCTTCAGTAACAGCTTTGTATGAGAGTTGGCACATAGTATCTACGACAATATCGGATGCCAACCCCTGAATAGGGGCATTGATGGCTTCATTAGATGTTAATGGATGATGTCTACGGCGACCAGTAGGTGTTTCAACATAGCCATTGACACGATATCCTTCAAGCAACTCCTTCTGCCACCGTTTAATCCCAGCAAAAGTATCCCAAAATTCATCCATTAATGTGTCCACGTAGTGAGCATCGATATTGAGATAACCAGCCATAGACTTATTAGCAGCCCCATAAATAGCAGGGAAAACCAATTTGTTTTTAATTCGTGACCTGTAAGACTTTGCCACTTTAGGATCAGTAAAATCACCGCCCACGTTAGCAGGGCATAACCTAGCCATCTTTGTTGCCCATTCCATGTGGGTGTCATAATCATCCCATAGAGCTTTTTTGAGTACGGGGTCACTAGAACACATAGCAGCACCGCACATCTCTAATTGACCGTAGTCAATCGCTATAATGGTGCAGCCATCAGGTGCTTGTATCTGTTCACGGACCCATGCATCGGACCGTGATGGGAAATTCTGCATATTAGGTTCATCACTACTCAACCGTCCGGTAGTGGTAAAAGTCGTATTGAAATTACAATGCAAAATACTATTATTGTAGATATACTTACCCTTATTCAGTTCTAATCCATCTACGTAAGTAGACTTCATCTTGGTTTTATTGCGTAATTGGACAATAAGTTCAGCCAGTGGATGGTCAATTTTTTCTAAAACATTCTTATCAATTGACCACCTTAACCGTTGACCGTCTTGAACCTGAATTTCAGATCGTTTGAGGTAATCCCTAAATAAGGCAATGGCATCTTCACCTAATGGGTTAAACCCACCCGTATCTTTTACGTATCGCTTGACGACATCTAAATTTTCAATTTCAGCTTCGATGATTGATATTTCATCCCTTAAACGGGTCTGTAATTCTTTAACCTTAGCCTGATTGACTGGCATTCCCAATAGCTGCATCAAGGCTACGGTAGGTTGCCGGGGTACCGCCTCTAAATACGCGACATAAAGCCGCTGAGCGCGAAGTATTTCAGTCTGCTGGTACCATAGCTTCAGGGTAAAACGTGTATCAGCGCCGCCGTAAACCAGCATTTCGGTCAACGGGGCATTGACCATATTCTTTTTATCAAGTTGGAACCATTGTTTGAATGGCACTCCAAAGTACATTTTGACTAGGAAACCTAGGCTTTGATAAGCATTACGCTTATTTTCATCATCCGATTGCCCGGCACCGCGTCGTTCATCTATGAAATGGGCTTGAAGCTGGGTACATTCCCATACTTCATGCCTAATGACGTTCTTACCAAAGAAATGAGCGAACCATTCGCATTCGAAGACAGCATTATGAGCTATCTTGATAGTATCATCTGTGAGTATAGCTACCAATATTGTTTGTAATTCGTAACGTTGTTTGAGGGTCCATTTAGTTTTGGGATGATCTAGGGCAAAGGATATATTGGTATTGTTGAAGGAAATGGCTATAGAAAGGATAGCAGACCCATCACTGAATGGGCGTAGGTTCTGAGTTTCAATATCAATAGCTTTGTAAGGGGCTTTCTTTGCCTTATTAAGTTGATAGATCAATTGATCCCAATCATTACCATTAAAAGTAAGGATCTCTTTTCGTATGTCATCTTCAGTTTCAATAACAGGGCGGTTAAGTGTGCGTACGAT